TAATATGAAACCTGCTATGGCTTCTGATATAACACCTGATACAAGTCAGGGTTCAGGTTTGAAAACTCATGAAGAGATAGCATCTCGATTTACTTCTAAAGGACAAGTACCACAACAAGGACCATTACAAAATATTCCTGAAAACAGAAGAGAAAGGGGAGTAGAGAGAGTAGTTGGATATGTTCCTAGAGTAGGTAAAGATGGGATGATAGAAGATAGTGGAGAACCTAAATATTATGCTCCCAGACCAAATGAGGATACACTTATCAGAAAGCCGAATGTTAAGTTGCAGGATAAGTTACGAGATTTAAGAGCGGAAAGAAGCGGTATTGATATAGGTCTAGAAGAGATTAATAGAAAAGGAGATCAATTAAATATCCCTGGACTATCTGGTCTTGGAGATAGTAGAAGTCCTGGACAATTGGCAGATGATGAAAGAGTAAGAGTACAAAAAGAAATAGATGACATAGTTGATAAGTCAAAGAAATATGGTAAACCAAAACTTGATAAGGATCTTAATCCAATTCCAGGAACTGCAAAACTTGGTAAAGCAGGTCAAGCATTCCAGGATGCTTTCGCAAGAAGACCTGATCTAAAAGAACCAGCCATACTTCTTGGTGGTACAGTAGCTGCTCTCGGTACTGCTGCTGTTGCTAAAAAGTTATTCCAGAAAGCACAAGAGAAACGAATTAAAAAAGAAGATCCAGTACAATATGAGAAGTATAAGCGTGGCGATTACACAAGATAATGACTAATTCATCTTTATCATCTATTTTTACATCTGATTTCCCTAATCCACTTGGTAAAGGGAAATTTGATTACACTAAAGACTATGGATTTAATATAGATTTTGGTGGTAGTGGTAAAAATTATGACGAATATAAAGGACGTGGTGGATTTTTAAGATCTATAGCTGAAGCTACTCAAAGAGATAAGCAAGAAGATAAAACAATGGAGAAAGCGAGAAAAGCTCTTAATTCAGCAAATGCATTTAGAGATGGTTCTTTCAAGATAAATGATGATACTACAGTTATGCCAGGTTACATGGACCCTGGATTTGAATACACCATACCTGGACGTAAAGGATTCGGTGATGTAATCGGAGCAGGAGCTGGATTCCTTGTTGGAAACATGATAGCTCCAGGTGTGGGTGGTAAGTATGGAGCATCTTTTGGAAGCAGCATCGGAAGTCGCTTCTAGGATTACTACCGATAAAATATTAGTTAAAGGAGTTAATTAAAAGACATGGCACCATTTGTATTACCAGCAATACCATTAGCAGCAAAGGCAACAGCAGCTTTAGTAGGAACTGGACTTCTTGCTAATGAAATTAAAAAAGCTGGTCAGAATAGACAAATAGCAAATATTTTAGAAAACTTAGGATCTCCCACAGGTGGCTTTGGATATGGAACTGGTTTCGGACCTGGTATGTTTGGGCCTACTTCTGGTTATCAAGCACTTCTAGGATATACAGATCAGATGAGTGATCAGCAAAGAAAAAATATGATAAAGAATATTGCAGCAATAGAACCTTTTACAGATAGAGCAAAGAGAAGAGATTTTGAACGTAACATGGCAGCTGCTAGATTCCGTACTCAGCTAGGTACACAGCAGGGCTTAACACTACAGGGACAAAGAGGTGCTCAGGCATTAGCACAACAAGGTATGCAAGGAGCAACTCAAGCACTAGCTTCTAATTATCAGTATCAGTAAATGAGTGAGACAACTAATAAAATAGAAAATTTCTTTACTAGACTTACTAAAGGTATTGGATTAAAACCTGAGACAGTAGGTACATTTCCATTAGGTTATGAAGGTTCTAAGAAAAGATTTCTTGGATTACCTGTACCAGAACTTGGGGTATCAGAATTTTTAGGTTTACCTAATCTTGGTGAGGCTACCGAAAGAATTGAGAAAGAAAAAAGAGAAAAAAAGATGGAAATAGAGAAAGAAGAACAGTTAAATAAAATTGATAAAGATGCTTTAAATAGACAACAATATAATAAAGATCTAAGAAATTTATTATTAACCGATACTGCTTTAAGAGAATTTGAAGCTGGAAGAGAAGCAAAGAGAAATCTGAATTTTGCTCAACAATATATCCAGATGGCAAGTGCAGCTCAGGAAAGTGCTGCAAGAAGAAGACTAATGGAAGATCAATTCTCACCTACTAAAATTTCTCAACAGAGATTAAGAGCACAGCAGGGAGAGGCTGCTTTAATGAATGCTATTGCTAATCAACAGAATTCAGCAACCAATGCAGCTAGAAGTGGTATTAACCCTAGAGGTCGAGCTGGGGGAGCCTAGTAAGAGTTTTTAGATTAAAATTAAATTAACAGTATAGAGTTTTGTTATGGGCGGAAGACCACCAGCACCAAGAGTTGAATATATACCTGCACCACCACCTCCTGTTACGGTGTCTACACCAACACAGTCTTTAAGAACTCAGACTGAACTAACTAAAGCAACTGGTGAGCAGACCAGATTAAATATGGAGACTGGTGCTCAGTTAGATCGTATCAATGAAGAATTTTACACTGGTCAAGATCTGAGAAGATATAGAGCCAGAGGTGCAGAAGAACGTTTACTTTCTGAGACAAGAGGACAACAAGAAAGACTTACTACAGGAGAAAGAGGTAAACAGGAGCGACTAACTGTAGGAGAAAGAGGTGCTCAGGAAAGACTTACAACTGGAGAAAGAGGTAGACAAGAGCGACTAACAAGAGAAACTGCAGGTGCTCAGGAAAGATTAACTGTAGGTGAAAGAGGCAGTCAGACACGACAGACTCAGGCACAGTTATTATCTGGACAAGAACGTCAAATTGGACTTAGAGGAACTGAAGAACGAGCAACCACTAGAACTAGAGGTGAGGAACAAAGAGCAGGTATTCGTGAATCTGGATCAGAAGCTA